GCGCACAACGGGCGAACATTTCAAGGCGTGGCACATCACCGCAAAACTCAACTATGCGCTGTCTTGCTGAATCTGGTTTCTTGCTGTGTCCGTCAATCGGATCCATTAGAACGCTACTAACCGAATTGCTGACTTTAAACGACTTGCCTTTTACTGCAATCAAGCAGACTTCACAATTACTTTTTGTATACCATCCGATGCCAAAAAATGGCTTGCCGTTTTTCTTGTTAGTTTTAATCCAGCTAAAGCCAAGGGTCTTATATTTAAAGCCCCAAGCCTTTATCGTGTCCAAACCTTGCTGTAGGTTTGGAAAAGTCACCCACATAAACAACATGCAGTTATCAGCAGCAACCGACTGTACATCAAGATCTTTTATATCCTGAGCGCTCATTGTTCCATAGTGCGCGTTTACACCGCCATGTTTTGCGCCAACTTTATCAGCGCCTCTTTTGTCACTGTAAGACCACGGTGGATCGGCGTATATAACGTTGTACTTTTTCATCACTCCCCCAAAGCGGCACTAGGCCGCTGATTGTTGTTTGGTTATCAGAACGGAATATCCGAATCATCAAAGTTGTTAGCTGTGTTAATCGGCGCTTGGCCCATCTGCGGCTGATAACCCTGCGGCGGCGCTTGGCGTGCTGGTTGTTGGGCTGGTGCTTGTTGTGCTGCAGGTTGTTGTTGTTGCTGGCCACCACCTTGCAAAGTGACGTTCTGCACGTTGATCTTCATCTTCGCACCAGCAACGCCTTGACTGTTGGTGTACTGCTCTAACTCCACTTCACCGGTAACGGTGACAGCAGAACCCTTTTTAATGTACTGCACCAGAGTATCAGCGCGCTTACCCCATAAAGAGCAATCAAACCAGATGCTGATATACTTGCCTTCTGCGTCTTTCTTGCTGGACTTTACAGCAACTGCAAAGCCTAGAACTGATTGCTGGCCATTGCTTGTGTTTACTTGGCGTAATTCTGAATCTCTGCCGACGTTTCCTGCTATCGTTAGTACGTTCATTATTCACTCACTCTATTTATGCGCCCGAAGGCGCGTTAATTACAATTCAACTTCATCACTTAAAACAGGTGCTGAAACTGGCAAAGCTGCATCAAGTATTCGCTTGCTTTGCTCTAGCGTTAACATGCCTTTTTGCTGGACCTTAGCAATAACTGCTTGCGGCGTCATCTTGCCGGATTTAATAGCTGCATCCCACTGCGGGAAGTTAGCGTCAAACTCTGCCGGATTATACATGGCAACGCGCAACGGCTCGACCACATACGGCTTACGCTGGCCACGTGTTGCAGTCAGTGATAGGCTGACTTGCCTGTCAATATGACTGATGTGGCTGATACGAATACCGCCAACAGCCTGACCAGCCCACTTAACTGACGCATCACCGAACAGCGTCATGGTGCGACCAATCCAGTTACGTCCGTCTTTACCCCAGCAGAAGATCAGCAGCTTGCGCATTGACTTGCACGGCTTATACGGCTGATAACCGTTGCCGATAACGATAGCGATAGGCTGATCATCAGCGCCAGTTAAGTGCAGGTCTTGCACGGTCACGGTTAACGGCCCAGCAAGCAAGTCGTCATAGTTCAACTGGTCAGACTTTGGCTTAATGGTGCGGCTTAAATCATCAATACTCATAACTCGATCACCTCTTCGTCATCCAGTTCAAGCGCCCAAGCTGGTAGGCACATTAGTTCGTCTGCGCTGTCAGGTGCTGGCCATTCGTTAGCCGCCAAGCACTCTGCATAAGTCGACAAGTTACGCATAGCTTGCTTGTGTCCGGTAAGCTGGCTTTCAGTGTCCAGTGTGTAGATTTTGCAGCAGTGTGGTAATTCAGACTCAACGGCCAGAAACTTGTAATCACGCAGATCAGCACCGGCGACCAACTTATACACGTAACGATACCAAGCATCTTGAACGTGGTAACGGTAGTTAGCAATGCTGCGCTGAAACTCGCTGTAACGGCTATCGCGTGTGCTTTTTAAGTCAATACCTAGACCGCACTGAGTCAGCTTGTCGAAGCGGCACTTAACCAAAACGCCAGTTTCTGGATCGGTAGCAAACAAGCTAATCTCGCACCAGCCATGCAGCGACAACATCGATGTAGCGTTGACATCACCTTGAATAGCAGCTTGCATTCCGATAACTTGATCTGCCTCTGTGCCTGTCAGCACGTTGTCAGCCCCAAACTGCTCAGCGGCTTGTTTGTAAGCGCTGGCTCTGCGGTCAGTTACATCACGCAACAGCATGTATTGCTTGTGAAAATGTTCAGGCTCAAGAATGGCCGCATGAATAGCAGAACCAAGCACCATTGCGCGGCTAGTTTCGTAACTGCCACGATACGCATAATGCGCAGGACTACGGTCAATCAGGTCTAGACCTGACTTGCTGATGCCAGCGTATGCGTGATATTCCTCGTTAGGCATGTTAAGAACTGCAACACCTTGAGCAGCAAGCTCTGGTGTCAATTCTGCATAGTCGATTATTTTCATTTGTCATACTCCCGTTTGTTGTTGACGTGTTCAATATAATGCGTATAGACTAATGGTGTCAATACAATGGAGTCAATAAAATGCAAATATCTAAGGCATACGAAGAAATCAGCGAGCGGCTAAAGATGGCTAACCTGATGGAGTTATCAAGAGTAAGTGGCGTTGCTTTAAACACGTTGCGAGCGGTAAGAGATGGCACAGCTAACCCGACTATTGCAACGCTGGAGGCAATCACAAAGGCGCTGGATGGTGACTTATGAGCTTTGAACTGTACGAAGATCAGCAGGAGTTCATAAGCAAGCTCAGGGAAGCGCTAAAGACAGGCGTTAAGTCAGTGCTTGGCGTGGCCAGCCCAGCCTTTGGTAAGACTGTAATAGCCGCACACATAACGCAACAGGCTCGTAACCGTGATCCGAATGCAAGCGTTTGGTTTCTGGTACACCGTAAAAACCTGTTGCGCCAGACTAGCAAGTCTTTCTGGCAGGCTAAAATAGAACACGGGCTTATCACAAGCGGCAAGATGCGTTCAACACTGCCGATACAGGTCGGCACTATAGGCACGGTACATAGCCGGATGGATACACTAAAGCCGCCTAAGATCCTATTTGTTGATGAAGCTCACCTGTCAAAAGGTAATATGTTTCAAACTGTAATTAGTTGGGCACTTGATCATGGCGCCATCGTCATCGGGTTAACTGGTACGCCAATTCGGCTTGATGGTAAAAGCCTTGGCGACCTGTACGAAATGATCATAGAAGCCAAGTCAACTAAGTGGCTTATAGAGCAGGGCCGCTTGTCTGAATACGTAGCATACACAACTCCAGTTAATCCAGACCTGTCAGCCGTAAAAACTATGGCTGGTGATTACAGCATTCTGGACTTGGCCAGCGTTATGGATAAGCCGACCATAGTCGGGGATGCCGTGAACCATTACCAGCGCTTGGCTGGTGGCAAGCGTGCCGTGGTCTACTGCTGCAACGTGGCGCACAGCAAGCACACTGCAGAAGCGTTTAACGCTGCCGGAATACCTGCAGCACACGTTGATGCCAGCACTACAGAGGCAGAGCTTAAGGCTGTCTGTGAAGGTTTGGCTGATCGGCGCATTCTGGTGCTGGTTAACTGTGAGTTAGTTATAGAAGGTTTCGACTTATCAGCACAGGTTGGCCGTGACGTTACTCTTGAATGCTGTATCCTGTTGCGTCCTACTCAGTCAGTAGCCCGTTATTTGCAGATGGTGTTCAGGGCGCTTAGACGCAAACCAGAACCAGCTATTATCCTTGACCACGCTGGCTGCATTATCAAGCATGGATTGCCATGCGAGCAGCGCGAGTGGTCATTGCTTGGTCAAGTGAAAAGCAAGCGCAAAAAGAAAGACGAAGAGCCGGACGTTAACGTGCAGCAGTGCGGCAACTGTTACGCCGTCTTTTTGCCTGGTCCTGATACCTGCCCTTATTGCGGCAAGCCTATTGAAAAAAAAGTACGCAAGATTAAAGAGGCTGACGGCGAGCTTGAGCAGATCGATATAGTTGCAGTTCGTAAAGAGGCAAGGAAAGAACAAGGCAGCGCTAGAACATTGCGCGACCTAGTTGCGCTTGGTATGCGTCGGGGCATGGCCAAGGCTTCACAGTGGGCGGCTATTACTGCAGCAGCGCGTGAACAACGCAAGCCAACTGCGGCTGACTTTAATGAAGCGCGGAAAATTTACAATGACTTACTCGGTGGAGAAAATCATGACTCTTGGAGTGTGGAATGAACCCAGAAACCAAACTAATGCGCCAGATCATGCTGGCGCTATCCGCTAACGATTGCTTGTGCTGGAGGAACGAGACAGCAGGGGCTTATGTTGGAAAAGTGATACACAAAGACAACCGGATAGTAACGCTGGCCAACGCTCAGCTAATGACGTTCGGACTTTGTGTTGGAAGCTCTGACATAGTTGGAGTGCACAAGCCTACGGGCCGCTTTATGGCTATGGAAGTTAAAACAGAAACTGGCCGACCAACTAAAGAGCAGTTGAATTTTATCGAACAGGTCAGAGCAGCTAATGGCATTGCGGGCATTGTGCGAAGCGTTAAAGATGCACTAGACTTACTACCCCGATAACGGGCCACAACAACGGCAGTTCGCTGCCATAACCTTGCGAGGTGTTTTATGAGTGATTGCGATCACTTTGATTCAATGCGTTACGCTAGACGAGTATTTGCAAACGGCACAGTGCACTACTGCATACAATGCAAAAAATGCGGCCAAGTAGTTAAGCACTCACGCCACAACAACAGACCTTATATTAAGCACTCTGAGATACCAACAGGGTATCAGATCCATGAGTTTATCCACACGGATGACGATTCATGGCAAGGAGGCTTGTTCAATGAGTAACCAGCTTTCTATCGCCGATTACGCCAACATCTATACCAGTCGTTACGGCTGGCACTTAGTACCTATTGAGCCTTTAAAGAAGTTCCCACAGTCAAACGATTGGGGTAACAACGCGCTATACGAGCCAGCACAGGCGTACGCCTATTGGGAGTTGCACAAGGACTGGAATATGGGTGCAGCCCTTGGGCCTTCTGGTATGTGCAGCTTGGACATAGACGACGCTGAAGGCTGGGCGCTTATCCTTGAAGAGTTCGGTATACCAACTGATGCGCTTGACGCATACCCGACCATACATGGTAAAGGTAAGCGTGTGATGTTCCGTGTACCTGACGATGCAAGCCTGCCTTACTGCAAGGTGAACTGGCCAAGCGAGAAGGATCCAACAGGTGAAATACATAAAAAGCTAATGGCAGAAGCATTGGATGCCAAAAAAGCGGGAAACTTAGAGTTAGAGCTTAGGATTAGAGAGGATGCTAAGCAGTACGCCATGTACACAGTAATAGAGCTTCGCGCAGCATGTGATGGATCGCAGAAGCAAGACGTCCTGCCGCCGAGCGTTCACCCAACCACGCTAAAGCCTTACCAGTGGCTGGTAAAGCCGCCTAAGACTCTGGCAGAGTGGCCAACTCCACCTGATTGGCTTCTGGCTATCTGGCTGGCTTGGGACTCGTTTAAGCCGCAGATGCAGCACGTTTGCCCTTGGATGCCAAAGCCTGAGCGTAAAGCGTTACCACAACGTGCCGCGCAACCAACGCAAGGGATGCCAGACGTGTCTGGCGAGTATGAGCGAGCTAACCCGATAGAGCAGACGCTGGAGCGCTACGGCTACAACCGCAAGGGTAAGCGATACTTGTCACCGCACAGCTCAACTGGTTTAGCTGGTGTCCACTTGCTAGACTCAAGCCGCTGCTGGATACACCACGCAAGCGATCCGCTTTGTAGTGAAGAGTCGGGCAAGCCGGTGAGTAGTTACGACCTGTTCTGCTACTACGAGCACAACGGCGACTACTCCAAGGCGTTTAAGGCTGCGGCAGTTGAGCTTGGTATACAGTTACGCGCTCCGGTCACCGTAAAGCCATCTGCTGCGCCACAGGTAGAGTACAACCAAGCAAGTCATGAGGTCGAAGAGTTCTCAGCAGACCATGAGCAACCATTGCCGTTCTGCACTGAGAAGGGTGTACCGCTGGCCCATATCGCTAACTTAAAGGAGATATGCAGGCGGCTTGGCGTTGTCGTGCGTTACAACGTGATAAGCAAGGACGAGGAAGTGCTAATACCTAGACAGTCGTTTAGTCTGGATAACGGCGCGAACGCTTCATTGGCTTGGCTTGAAAGTGAGTGCAGCATATTCAAGATGCCGACAAGCAAACTGACTGGCTTTATCACCTACCTTGCAGACCAGAACCAGTACAACCCTGTTGCTACGTGGGTTAACAGCAAGCCGTGGGATGGTAAAGACAGGTTGCACGCTCTGCTTGCTACGGTGAAGGCTAAAAACGAGTCAACCGATCCGCGTGTGGCCAGATTGAAGGAGACTCTAATAGTTCGCTGGCTTATATCAGCTGTTGCTGCTGCGTTTAGTCCTGATGGGGTTAGTGCTGCTGGTGTGCTGGTGTTCCAAGGTGAGCAGTATGTGGGGAAAACGAAGTGGTTTAAGTCGCTGGCACCGACTGATTTAAACGTGATTAAAGACGGCGTGATCCTGAAACCAGACGACAGGGACAGCGTAAAGCAGGCGTGTAGCTTCTGGCTTGTTGAGCTTGGAGAGCTTGATAGCACGTTCAGAAAGTCGGACATAGCCGCATTGAAGGCGTTTATAACCGCAAAGCAGGACGTGATCCGCAGGGCTTATGCAAGGAAAGAAAGCCAGTACGCTAGGCGAACAGTGTTCTTTGCCAGTGTTAACCCTAAAGGCTTTCTAAACGACCCTACAGGTAACCGCAGGTACTGGACGATAGAGGTTGAAGGTCTGGACCACTCGCACAACATAGACATGCAGCAGATGTGGGCGCAGGTTTATGAGCAGCTTTATAAGGCTGGCGAAAGCTGGTACCTAACTGTTGATGAGCTTAACGACCTGAACGCGCATAATGAAGAGTTTACAGCGTCTGAGCCAATAGACGAACTGGTGCAGCAGTTGTACGATTGGAGCGCATCTGAGGCGTTATGGAGGTACATAACAGCAACAGATGTAGTAAAGGAATGCGGATATGAAAGGCCAACAAAACACGATGCTAACTCTGCTGCTGCTGCGATAAGGAAGCTAAATGGGAACAGAGGAAAGCGCACTGGAACAGCGAAACTTTTGTTTGTTCCTCCGCTTTTGCATTTTAAATAGCGCATGACGCAACTTTAATAGCCCGACAATGTTCGGGCTTTTTATTTTTAGTTGGTCACTAAGTCACAGTTGGTCATACGGTTAAGTAATTGAAAATGAAAGAAAAAACAATAAAATGACCAATGATCAATGACTCGGCAACATTAATAGCGGATCGCGCAATATGCCTTACTACCCTATAGGGCTTTTTAATTTAATATTATTATATATAGTTGGTCATTGGTCACAAATAGGCTGGAAGTCACGTATTTAGCGGGTTGCAGCGATGACCATAGTTAGTCACTGGTTGGTCACGTTGGTCACAACAGCTCATCCGACCACTTCCATCAGAAACACATGCTAGGATTGGTTGAGTTAATAAAACAACGGGAGAGGGAAGATGACCACACAACAAACAAAAGACCTGCTGATTTACGCAGCCAAAGCCGCAAATCTGGAAGGCTACACATTCCAAGAAGAAACGCCACTGCAAAGCGCAATGATGGTACGCCGCAACATTGACGAGCACGGCTGGGATATTGGAGTGCAGGATTTTGATCCGATTAATTGTGATGGGGATGCGTTTAAGCTTCAGGTTAAGCTAAAAATGGACGTAAATATAAGCCACATAACAAATGAGGTTATAGTTTTTACCATGAGCGGAAATAAAATAAACAGAGTGGACGGGGAGTGGAGTTTATCATTTGATGAGTATGCAGCAACGCGCCTAGCAATCACAAAGGCAGCAGCTATGACTGAGGGGTGGAAGGAATGAAACAAATCTACGCCACAGAACACGACCCCGCAGCCGACCAATCCGCCGCAGGCTAAACAACAGGCCGCGCATAGAGTCAGGCATATTCACTTTTTTAAAGCCACGCCTTGCGCGCGGATTGCTTTCACGCTCATTAATCATCCAACTACGGCCAACAAATCCATTAGTGGCCTGCTCAAACGTGATGAGTCCGTCAAACGTGATCGGAGTGGTATAACCAACAAGGCTTAAAAATGGACGCTCTAAACCGTCATCAATGTGGCTTAATGCCCGCTCCAGTTGCGGAACCCGGCGCGCACAAAATCCGCCTTTGTCCTCGTTTTCGCTGACTGCCTTTTTGCACTGTGCCAGCTCCTGCAGCAATATCTTGCGCACTTCGTCCTTGGTGTCACCGTTCAGCAGCATAAAGCCATCAGCCTTTGAATAGGCAGACATCAATATGCCGATCACACCATCAAGATAAACAGCCCCGCCAGACTTTTGAGCGTTGGCAATCTTTTTGAGGAAAATACCAACTTCGTCAATGATGTAGTATGCCGCCTGATGGCGGATGAGATTTCTTATTATCTCCTGCTCTGACTTGATAGCGCCATGTGTGGCAACATGTATCCCCGCTGCCCGGTGCACTTCGGCCATTGCTTGCTGCACGGCTTCCTTTCCTGTTGCTGATGCAGCCACGCAGAAAGCAAACAGGTTGCCATTGGTGCCGTTTTTCTCGTCAGTGTAACGTAAACCTATGACATTTCCAACGGCTGCAACTGCTGCCGATACAGCAAGGTTTTGCCGTGGGTATCGACACTGCGAGTCAATCCATTTTGCCACCTCACCAACGAACCCGGGCGGACGCAATAAATCCACGTTATCAATATTAAATGGGTGATCACCGCTTGGATCGTCCATGCAAATAGATGGCGTGAAAGTAACTGGCTGCGTATAACCGCCAAGCTCCGCATAATGGATCAGCGTTGCCAGCGTTACCGGGTTGGCTGCCTTACCAAAGCTGTGCCACTTTCTTTCAATGTCAGAGCGGCCGGGGTACTTGTTGCTTTTGTTGCTCCATTCGTCAAAAATCCATAGACCGGTTCCAGCCGTGGCGTGATGAATTGCCATGCCTGACTTGTACCATGTTTCATAATCGCAATCAGGCGACACATAGCCAAGAATATCTTTTATCTCTTGCTCAGTGACGTCAACCGATGAGCCGTGAACAATTGCCCGGTGGTGGTCTGGCTTTTTCAGTAATGCAATTAATTCGGATGGTGCTTCTTTTATGTCGTCCGGGTGGCCTTTTATGGCTTCGTATGTTGCACCGCTTGCATGTAGTGATGACGGGCCAACAACATAGCCAGATGATTTAAAGTCGATGCCTTTGTATTGCTGCAGCGTCTGACTAAGAGCCACGCCTTGAGGTGCTTTAAAATAAATATGGCGACTACCTCCGCCGCTGCCAGTGGCAACAATAAACCCGGCCTGATCATCAAAGTTGATAGACAGGTCAGAGCAAAGCTGACCGTATGACTCAATGCCGCCATTTCTTGCGTCAACATCAATAATTAGCAACCCGGACACCAAAACGCCATAACCACTATCAAACTGACCCATTAGTTCAAAAGTATCGATCTGCTCGTCTGACCAATCCGGGACGTTTTGCCAGTTGCGGATCATTGGATGCTTACCCAATGCCTGACACTCCGTGTTACCACAATGACAGCCGTTTTCATCAAAGCCATAAATGCCGAATATTTTTAACCCGGCTTGCCAGCAATCTATGTGGTTGCTCATAAATACCAATCCTTAACGTCAGGGCGCATCTCTGATTTTTTGAATTTGCCGCTGGTTTTTTCTTCTAGTGTTGCTGCCGCTGTTGCACTTATGCGCCCCCGAGCAACCCAGTTTGATACTGTCTGCGGTGAAGTGCCAAGGAACTGAGCAAGCACTGTTTGCCCGCCAGCCCAGTCAATTGCCGCCTGTAGTTGTTCTGCTTCTTGCTTCTCGATCATTTCTTTTAAAGTTGTCATGGCTCACCTCTTGTT